GACTTTTAGCATTTCATCAAAGCAGCTATGGACATAAGCTGTTTTTTACTGATGAAGAAAAGAAAGCAAATACTAAATTGCAAGATGCACAAATGTTTTTATCGAACAGAGGTGCAAGAATAAATGAGGAAGATGAATATAAAAAGCTTGAAGATGAGATAAATCTTATAAAAGAACAGTCTGGAGATATTGGCTTGATTATATTTGATACATTTCAGAGATCGTTTTCAGGCGATGAGAATTCTGCTCAAGAAGTAAATAAGTTTGTGAAAGCAGCAGATCAGTTAATACATGAATATAAATGTGCTGTCTTGCTCGTGCATCATACAGGCAGAGGTAATCTTAACAGAGCTAGAGGCTCTTCCGTGCTTGATGCTAGTATAGATGGTGAGTTTAAGGTTAAGAGAAAAGATGATGAGGGCATTATGTATGTTAATTTTGAGCAGACCAAGAATAAAGATGGTATGGGAATGACAAAGAAAAGATTCAAGTTTCATGAAGAAAATCTTATTGGTGCTGGGTTAGAGATGACTTCTGGGTTATTGATTGAGGTAGATGATGATGATAATGATAATTTTGAAGAATTTGATAATAAAGCATATTTAAAAGGTATAGATAAAAAATTGGTAAATCTTATGTATGTTATGAGTAAAGATAACTCAGAAGATGTTTGGTTTACTTGGAGCAAATTAGAGCCACACACTAGCTCTCTATCTACTGGAGAAAAATTAACTAAATATAAAATTGACAATTCTTTTAGAAGATTAGAAGCACAAAATGTTATAGTCCACGCAAAAAGAGACAAAGATAGCGATAGGAAAGAAGGATATAGATTAGTTGAAATGAAACCTTATGAAGATTAAAAACTGTGTAAACTTTTGTGTTAAGTGTGTAACACACATTATATCAAGTGTGTTGTGTGTGTAGTAGTCCGTAGGACTACACACTACACACACTTCTTATGTAAAATTTTGTATGAAACTGTGTAAAGAATTTAAAAAGGAATTAAGAGAGCTTAGAGAGTTTGAAGCAAATTTTATATGCAAATATGGTTGTATGAAACGAATATATAAAATGGTTGGCGTAGATATGGAAATAAAATTTGAAAAGGCAAAAATGTTATACAGAAAATCTTTACAAGAAGATCAAAGAAAAAGGCAAATGCAAATGTTGGATATGATGTATCGTGCTTATGAAACTTTAGAAGATTGCATTAAGGCAAATGGGTATTCCGCACTTGAACCGCAAATTAGATGTTATGATTACGATCACAGCAAATATGCTTTGGTGTGCGATTATGATGATGAAAAGGCAAATATGATAAATGCACACAAAAAAGAGACAGATGTTGTCTTTTTTAGTATGCAAGAATTATTTAGAATGATACCTAGAGATATAATGCAAATTAAAGAAACTCTTACAAATTCTCTGCCTTATGCAAATTTTGAAAAGGTAAATTATGACAGGAAAGGGTAGTAAGCGTAGAAAAGAAAATAAAAAAAAGATAGATAAAAATTGGGATAAAATATTTAAGGATGCCAACAAAACTAAAGCCAAGCGTAAAGCATTACGACAGAAAGACAGGCAAATACAAAATAGAAGACATGGTAAATAAACCACCACATTACAATAAAGGTGCAGTCGAATGTTTAGATTATATTAGACAACAGTTGGGTGCAAATTTCCCTTCATATCTTGAAGGCAATGTTATAAAGTATTTACATAGGCACAAATATAAAGACCAAAATATACAAGATTTAGAGAAAGGCAAATTTTATCTTGACGAGTTAATAACATATTATAAAAATTTATGAAACTTGAAAGGCAAATACTTAAAGCATATATTGACAAAGGCAAATCAGTAAATGATGTTGCTTTATCTACAGGTAGAAGCAAATTTACTATTTTAAAAAAAGCAAAAGAATTTGGTCTAAAGTTTCAAGGTAAATCATATTGGGCAAATTTATAAATGGATATACAAATTAAAACAAACTTAAATGACATACAAAAAAAGATGACTTTGTTGCAAAAGAAAGACTTTTTAAAAGTTATGTCTGAAGGTATAAACTTTACAGGTGCAAAAGTAGTAAATGCACAAAGGCAAAAATTATTTGAACAAAATCCAAAACATAGAAAAACTACATATACAGCTTTAACAATGAGCAAATTTGCTAAACCTAAAAGAAATAAATTATCTGCAACTGTAAGAGTAAAAAGCTATGCTACTAAGTTTTTATACTACTTATATACAGGTGATAATGAGCCAGCTAGAAGGCAAGGCTATCCATCTCCTGCTGGTGAAGGTAAAGAAAGAGTAAATGCTTTTGGTAATATTGTTACGCAAAAAGGTCTACTAAAAAGAATTGATAAGACAAAAGTATCTGGCAGAAAGGGCAGTAGGTTTGTTGGTGTACCTAAGGGTAAAGGCTCCAAAAGATATGGTGTTTGGGAAAGAACGGGTAAAAAAGGACGTGAAGGTTTAGAACTTCTTGTAGCCTTTACGCCATTTATTCAACATAGAAAGTTTATTGACTTTTTCAAGCTATCTCATAAAGTTGTTAAGAACAACTTATTTAAAGAGATCAATAAGCAAATGATTAGACGCATCAAACGTAGGTTTGGCTAGTCTTTATCATTAACCTCTTCTAAATCTCCAACAGTCATATCCTCACAAAGATATTCCAACATTTTTAATCTACCTTTAAAATGAAATTTCTTGATAGTTCCATCTGCATTTTCTAATATGTTTCCTTCATCATCTGATAATTGAAATGTAATATCAGAAACACTTACATATTGATAATCTTTTTTCTTACTCACTATGCACCTCCTGTTTTAGTTCTAGTATATCTAAATCTTTCCAATTATTTTTTATGTCTTTAGAGTATTCAAGTCGTAAGTTTTCTCCTTCGTGATTATCCCATTCACCCTGCTCTATATCTAACAAGTGTTGATTGATACAATTATGAGAACAGAAAATTAAATAAGGTCTTACCTCTGGCTCATAAAAAACTTTTACTTGTTCTTCACCACACATTTCACAACAATATCTACTCATCTTCACTCTCCCATTTTTTTATTAGCTCAATTAAAGATGAAGCACATTCACTATGTTGCGTCTGATCATCAAGCCAATCTTTTATGTTAGTTAAAATATTATTAAGATAATAAACATGATTCCTTAAATCATGTATTTCATTATCCATTATTTTTAAATAGTGTTTATCCACATTAACCTCCTTACTTGTATAATGTATAAATAAATATATATGCAAATACATTATATGTCAATAACTAAAGGCAAATACTTATTTAAGGCAAATACTTATTTGAGGCAAATACTTATTTAAGGCAAATACTTATTTAAGGCAAATACTTATTTGAGGCAAATACTTATTTGAGGCAAATACTTATTTAAGGCAAATACTTATTTAAGGCAAATACTTATTTGAGGCAAATACTTATTTAAGGCAAATACTTATTTGAGGCAAATACTTGTTTGATGCAAATTTTGTTTAGATGCAAATTTTGTTTAGATGCAAATTTATATTCAAGGCAAATACTTATTTGATTAAAAAAAATTATAGATAAAAAAATATACAGATAAAAAAACAAGATCAGCAAACAGCAACAACAACGCCACCAGCAAGAAAGAAAAACATAAAAAGCCTTCTAATGCTCTATATTGCATTAAAAATCTTAGTTAATGCATTAGTATACATATATAAAGATATGACCTTAAAACGCCTAAAAATTAGTCTAATAAATAAAAGGCAATAAAAAGGCGGTAATAAATACCGCCTTATATAAGTTGATTTGATGCTCTATTTAATCAATAAATAAAGAACACAACCCAAAACAGAAAGCACAGTCAAAAATATAATTAGATTTTCTGCAAAGATAATATTGCGATTTTTATCATCTGCAATAATCTTATATTTTAACTTGCCATCCTTGTTAAATTTGTAATTAAAATCCTTCATTATTAGCCTCCGTTATTTGCTCAGGATCATAATCGTCAGTACGTGTAAAGAACTGATCCCCTGTTAAATGAATCCATAAAGGCGTGGCATTTGTATAACCGCAGGCATAGCACTTTCCTCCACCCGTATGTCCTAATTCAACATTTACGGCAAGAAAGCCCTCATAGTCCCCACACTTAGGGCAATCAATATATCCGCTTCTATCCTTCATGATTGCACCTCATCATTTGTTATTGGATGTTTTAAATATGCAAAGTCTGGTGCAAAGATTCCATATCCGCCCATATCTCGGTAAATATTACTTTTAGCATCTCTTACAAAATCACTACAAATTTTAAGAGTAAATCCTCTAGGATCACCATTAAAAATAATAGCTTCATGGCCTGAAATATCTAAAACATCGCAAATTAGACCAAAAATGTATTTCTCGTAATCCGCTCTTTCTTGATCGCTGTAGCCATGATCGCACCATTCTTCACACTTCTTGTGTGCGACTTCCTCAAGTTGTAAAAGAAAATCATATCCGTCACGATTCAAACGAGCATCAAACAGCTTGTTAATATCGTTTATGTGTTCCGCAATATATTTATTACGTAGCATTTCATTACTTAGTTTTTCCATATAACACCTCCTAGTGTTTTTATTAAGTTACAAGACGGATTATACATGTAAATGTGTAAATGTGTAAATATTTATACAAATGAGTTAAAGCACAACAAAAAGCCAGCAAAAGAATATATATATTTATAAGCTGGCCACAACTTAAAAAATCAAAGCAAATATAAATTTGATCAATATATACAGATTAAGATTTTTTTACACATTTACGCCTATTTTTAGCGGTAACTCTTAAAGCCTTATATATCAAGGGCTGGCAGTAAAGGTACTTCTGGCACGCTAGCGTACGCAGGTTGCAACAC